TTATCATCTTGCGAACCTTCTATACGCATCATTAGCAGCATCAATTCTTGTAGGTAAACTAGGTGAACTATATAATCCATCTTTTATTGTAAATGATGGCCTTTCAAAATATCGACAAATTGCGATTGCAGCATCTTTTGGCGTAGAAGCTTCTTTAATTTTGCCGTAAGCTTTACCTTCAGTTGTTCTTAATTCATACATTGTAAAATTTAATTGCGCAGTAAGCGATTTATAATCTAAGTTGTTTTCATTTGAGTACGCAATTAAGTTATTTCTTCTATCACCTCTCCATTGAGCTAATCCTTCAGAAACTCTACCTTTATCATTAGGATTTCTTGCATCAGGTTTTAAAGATGATTCGGCATAAAAGTTTCCAATAAACCCTGAAGCTTGAGCGGGTGTCAATCCTTTTGATGTAAAGAAGTTAAAAATCTTTTCAGCATTAGTGCCACCGATTAAGTTCTTATCAATATTTGTAGAAGTTTGAGCTGGCACAGGGTTTTTTCTTGGGTCAAACGCATCGGGATCTTCATTAATAGTATCCTCAATAATATTAGAAATAGTACCTTTATTAAAGTTAGCTGAACCTGGAATTGGAAGTTCTTTATGATGAACTGAACCTAACACAAATGGAATCTGACTGGATCTCCCATCCATAAAAAATCCAAAGACTAAAGCACCTGGTAGAATTTTTGAGTGTTGACCAATACCAGAGACTCCACCTTCAGTTGAAGGTATTAAACACTGCGCCCAAGGTAAGTGTGCATCAGGTAATTTATTTTGATCTTCTGAATGAATACCAAAAATTCTTATTTGAACACGACCTAGAGTTTCTGGATCTGCATCACTAATTACTTTACCAAGAAACCAGTAAAATTCTTCGCCATAATGATCTCTGCTTATTGCCTTCATCTCTCAACACCTTTCCGTTGAGCCATCTTAGCGCATGTTAGATTAACAGTATATCTATTGGCTGTGAAAACATGCCTTGCCGCATAAATTAAATAGTCCCCTGATCTTTTCTTATCTTCAAAGTCTGAACCTGATACATCTTCATTAATTTGAAATTGTGTTCTAATTATGTTACCAATTGTCAAGTTACGATCTCTACGGAAAAAGTTTTTTCCAGGTACGTTTATGTTAATCGGAGATTTTAAAAGAAAATGACGTAGTGATTTTTGAACCACTTTTTGCTTATGCAAAAATTCTTCTTCATCTTCGTGATAACTTTTGTACTGCTCCCAATCAGTGTATAGTCTACTGCTAGCAATTTGATTAATTTCTCTGGAAGAATTTAGATGAAACTCTGCATCTTCATCATAAACTGGATCGTTTTGTTTAGGATTAAAAACTTTCCGAGATACCATGCTGCTAAAAGTCTCTTCAATATTGTGGTCTATTTGGTATTGATTACCTTTAAAAGGATCAAAGAAATTCCATTTAGCTCCAACATAACCGGCTTTTACAAGTCTTAACATATCTTCGGTATTGGTTTGTGAATATCTTTGTATGATAAAACTTTGATCTGTTATACCAGTTTGCTCAGTGTCTCTACCGTATGGCTGTGAGAAAATATACGGAGGCAAATCTTGGTTCATTGGATTCAATCTTAAAATTGTTTCCAAATCAATAAATCGCAATCTTTCATCACCAAGTGATGCATATAAAAAGTAAGGAGAACCAAACGCATCTGGTGCTCCGTCTTTAATCCAATTAGCTGCTTCCAAAGGAGTCATGTTTGGAACAATTGCACGAATCTTTTTAAACCCAGTTGTAGGTTTATCTTTTTCATACATTAGATCTACGTCTAAATGATCTTTTAAAATCTGTTCAATGATTTCTCTATGGTGGCCTTCATACGATTGTTGAACTCTCTTCAAAGCAGATTCAAAAGCATGCTCTTCAATAAAATCAATAAGGAAGGTTTCGTTCTGATCATTTGATTTTACGGCTTGTTGAATTTTTACAACTCTAAAATTTCTTTTAATTGTAAAATCTCTAGCCTGTTCTGTTCTTAATGTTATCTCAATCTTTTCAGTGCCAAGCCAATTTACTTCATTGAATATATTGGCGTTATCGTTGAACATGATGCTGCCAGTTAGGTATGGCTTATCAATATGTTCGTATATGTTTATTTCACTTACAACCCGCGCAAGATCAACCGTAAAGTTTAATCTTTCGGCTGAGACTATAACTTTAACCACTTCAAAATCAAATGGCGTCTTTTCCGCTTCGGTTGATACAATATCTGCCATAGATTATAATGCTTCCTGGAATGCTGTAACTACATCAATAATAACACTTGGTTGTATGACATTGATTTCTCTTAATGAATTGTTAGCTTCAACATAACGATCAAGATATGTTACTTCAGTAAGTAAAACACCTGGGCCTACTGTTGGATCGATGTCTGCATGATTTTTATTCGCATCTTCATAATGGTGCGCTGAATTATATTCTTCAGCAACTGAAGCTACAGTAACAGTGTCGGTTCCATCTGAAATTAATTCAGAAGCCTGAAAAGAATTAGTGTTTGTTGGTTTAATTACTAATTGACCTAAGTCTAAATTCCTACGAACAATTGTACCTGTTGCTGCTGATGATTGTCCGGTAACAGTATCACCAACATCCATTTTATCAAACATCAAATTACGAGTTACAATGGTTTTGTTTGGATAATCTTCTTTGGCTTTATTTACAACTTCATTATATGATAAAGGCCAACCTTGTCTGCGGATGTTATCATTCATCAAGTAAAAAGTCCAATAGTAAGATGAATTACCGTAAAGCTTTTGTGACAATACATCAGGTCTATCGCCATCTAAAATTGTATGTTTAGTGTATAAACTAGAATTATCTTTCGTTTGATCGATAATATCAACATACGCACTTAAGTTTTGAATAGCATTAACAGTTTCTTCATTGCCAAACTTATAGTTAATTTGAGGGAAGCCATTAAAGTATGTCATTAGAATCCTCTTTGAATATCTTTCTTCTCAAGAGTACGTGCTTCGACGAAGCTCATTGAGATTTGAATTTCTTGGAAGTTTCCATCTTCGAAGAAAGCCATGCTTGATGGGTTATAATTAGTTTGGAAATTACGAAGGTATGACTTTAGAATACCTGTCGCAACTTTTTTATTATCATACTCAATGCTAATCGCAAATTTGTTTGGAAACTTATATGCTACTGGAATTCCACCTACTTCAATTGTTTCTGGGTATAACTCAGTTCTGAAAAATTGTATAATTTTTTTAATTTCTTCAGCTTCTTTTTTACTTTTAGGAATCATATTGAATGAGAAAGAAAACTCACGAAGGTTAACAGATTTAAAAATAGCGCGGGTGTTGGGAGCCGGAGTTGTTTGAAGTGCAGATCGTACAGCACCACTTACAGTATCACTAGCAAAACCTGATAACCGTGACACTGCAGCTCTCGCAGCGTCTTGAGAAACATTACCTTTGAAAAAATCTGTAATACTACCAACTGTTTCAGATGTTGAATTAAACAAAGCTTCAAGTGGACCAGACCCTGATCTTAATCCACGCTCTAAACTTGCACCAAAAACATTGAGATCTACGTTTTCTAAAGCAACACCATCTTGAATTTGAATTGATTGAGGAAGATAGATGCTACACATGTTTCCGGTTCTAACTTCTCTACTTCCTCCAATTAAATGTCCAGAATTTCCTCTTTGATCACGTCCTCTTGGATCAAAAAGACTTGTGTCACTTGAACCTTCAAGTTCGGTGTCAGATCCTTCCACAACACTTTTAACAATAGAAACACTTCTCTCACCAAGAGATGGTGGAATAGTTTTCCATACGTCAAACTTGATTCGTCCCTTATAGTCGTCTTGATTAGAGAGTGGGAAATTTAAACTAGCCATAAATTATTCCAATAAATAGAAATGCGTTGTTATTATTTATAAGGATCTCATGACATACAAGGGCAAATACAAAGTCAAAAATAAGAAGAAGTACAAAGGCGATCCTATGAATGTCATTTACCGTTCGATGTGGGAACGGCATTGCTTTAAATGGTGTGACGAATCTTCAGACGTTGTTGAATGGAGTTCTGAAGAAATTGTTGTACCATACTTATATGAGGTTGATAAAAAATATCATAGATACTATGTTGACTTAAAAGTAAAATTAAAGTCTGGTAAAGTATTACTTATAGAGATTAAACCAGATAAAGAAACAAAGCCTCCAAAATATCCAGGTAGAAAAACAAAAAGATATATTAATGAAGGCTTGACTTATGTTAAGAATATGAATAAGTGGAAAGCTGCTAACTCTTTTGCTAAGGATCGTGGATGGGACTTTCAGATCTGGACAGAGCATACTCTTGAAAAGATGGGAATAAAACCAAAGGCACTCAAGAAGTTGCCTCCATATAAGAAGAAAAAATAAGATTTTCATATAAATAATAACATGGCAAATTTATTTAAAGAATTAGAACTACAAGCTTTTAGAGCTGGGATCCAGCCTAGAACACGACAGTCTATTGACTGGTTCCGCAAGAAAGCTCAAAGGCTTCGTGTTCCAAACCGTAATGCGATGATGAAAGAAGAACCACTGGAGTTGAAAGCAAGACAGATTCCTGGTAGCATGTTCATGTTCTTTTATGATCCAAAAAACAAAAAGACGCTTCCTTATTATGATAGCTTTCCTTTAGTTATCGTAGTTAAGAAAGCACCTGGCGGATTTCATGGTTTAAACTTACACTATCTTCCACCACTCCTTAGAGCTCGGTTCCTTGATGCTTTAATGGACAATACAAATAATATGACATATGATGAGTCTACTCGTTTTCAGTTAAACTATAACTTATTGCAGAAGTCGGCTAAGATGAAATACTTTAAGCCTTGCTATAAACACTATCTTACTGAACATGTTAGAAGTAGGTTTGCATATGTTCCACCGCCTGAATGGGAAATCGCTTCATTTCTACCAACTGCTGATTTCCAAAAAGCTTCAAGAAATCAGGTCTACTCAGATTCAAGGAAGGCTATCTAATGTTGGCAATTGAATCACTTAAAAGTGCAATCTCTGCAAGGAATGGTTTAGCTAGAAATAACCTATGGCGAGTTGATTTGCCACTTAGTGTTGTAGCTGGGGGTGACATATTCGCAGAAAATAATAAACAACATTTGAATGTAATGTGTAACGCAGCTCAGCTACCTGGTAGACAGATTACTACAAATGAAAGAACCATCGGCGTTAAAACTGAAAAGATGCCGTATGGTTTTTTAAAGGATGATGTCTCACTTACTTTCTATGATAACAATGATTATAGTATTAGAAGGTATTTTGAAACATGGCAAAATAAAGTATTAAATCAGAATACATATGAAATAAAATATAAGAATGAATATTCAGCTGATGTTTATATTCAACAGTTGGATCATAGTGGTAGTTTGGTGTATGGGGTGAATTTATTAGAAGCTTTTCCTACTACACTAAACTTAATTGAATTAAACAATGAACAAAATGGATTAGTTGAAGTTAATGTTCAACTTTCATATAGCAATTGGAAGTGATTGGAGTAAAATATGGCACTGCCCAAACTGAATGATAGCCCTAAGTATGATCTCGTTATCCCATCAACAAAACAAAAAGTAAAATTCAGACCTTACTTAGTAAAAGAAGAAAAAGTTTTAATGCTGGCCTCAGAGTCAGGTGATAACAATCAAGCTTTACAAGCTATTGTAGATACTATTAAAGCATGCGTAAGTGATGATATTAATACATCTGAACTTACAACCTTTGATGTTGAATATGCTTTTACACAGATCAGAGCTAAATCTGTAGGTGAAACAAGTACTGTCGGTGTTAAGTGTAATCATTGTCAAACACAAAATGAAGTTAGTATTCCTTTAGATGATATTAAAGTTGAAACACCTGAAGTGAGTGATAAGATTAAACTGACAGATGATGTATCATTGAAAATGAAATGGCCACGCTATAATGATGTGCTTGGGCAAGACTTGAGCAATATGACACAAACACAGCAGACTTTTAAATTACTAATAGAATGTATTGAAAGTGTTATGACACAAGATGAGAACATTAAGTTTAAAGATGAAGCAGAAGAAGAGAAACTATCTTTTGTCGAATCTCTAACGTCAGAGCAATTTAAAGCTGTTCGTGAATATATTGAAAAAATGCCAAAGATGAAATACAATCTTGAGTATTCATGTTCTAGTTGTAATGAAAAGAATAACGTAACCTTGGAGGGTATGCAAGATTTTTTGTAATATGTCTCTCTCATGACTCTTTAGTGAATTACTTTAAGACTAATTTTCAGCTAATGCAGCACCATCATTATTCACTAACAGAGATTGAACATATGATTCCATGGGAGAGAGAAGTATACTTGGCAATGTTGATTGAGCATATCAAAGAGGAAACCGAAAGAGCGCAGAAAAGAAAATGACTTTAGAAGAAATTAAGAAACAGCTCCAGGAAAACAAAGAGTCGACAGATGATACGACTCTTGAGGTTATGCAACTCACAGACCTGATGGAAAAGCAGTTTCTTAAACAGGACCGCCAAAGATTAGATGATCTTGAGGATAAAGGGGAATCTAAAAAAACAGCTGACCAGATGCAAAAGGCTAGTCAGTCAAAAGCTAGTGGCGGTGATCCATTTGGAAATCTTCTTGGACTTGGTAATATTTTACGTTCTTTGTTTAGTCCTCTTGGCATCGCGGCCATTGCTTCTTTAACTGGAGCTGACGCAGCTATTAGAGCTTTAAAAATTCCTGATATGATTAAAGGTACTAAAGATTTCTTTAAAAGAATAGGAAGTATTTTTGATATGATCAAAGGAGTAAAGTTACCTGAATTGCCAAAGATTCAGTTTGAAGGTGGAAGCCTTGGTAAAATTAAATTGCCCGAGATTCCAACTCCAAGATTTGTTACTGCGGCTGGGGAATTACTAGAAGCTGGTAAAAATTTCTTAGATATAAAAATTACGCAGCCGACAACTAGATTTATTGATAGTGTTGGTAAAGCTTTCACTGACTTCATTGATATAAAAATTAAGCAACCAATCAGCAGATTTGTTAACTCTGCTGGTGATATGGTTGATCAGATTAAATTAAAAATTCCTGAGATTCCAACTCCAAGATTTGTTACTGCGGCTGGAGATGCTATTGATAAAATTGATATTAAAATGCCAGAAATACCAACACCAAAGTTTGTATCTGCTTCAGTTGACTTTGTAAAAAACATTGAGCTTGAGCTACCAAAGTTACCACAAATCAAGATTGGTGAAGGTGACTTCTCATTCATTCAAAAACTAAAAGACATTCTTGGTAACTTTCCTGATGGAGCTAATGACGTAGCAGGGAAAGGCATATTAGGATTTATTGGTTCTGCCGCTAAAGTGTTAGAACCGGTATTAAAGCCAATTAAGTTTATTATGAAAACAGTACTTCGCCCATTTACTCAAATCTTATTAACTGTAATTGATTTTGTTACAGGATTCTATAAAGGATTTACGAGTGAGGCTGACGATGTTACTTCAACATTTACAGATAAAGTGCTGGCTGGTGTTGAAGGCGGCTTCCTTGGTGTAATTAAAGGTATCACTGAAGCGTTTGATTTACTGTTTATTACATTGCCAGCTTGGTTACTCGAAAAGTTTGGTATGACCAATGCTGCAGAGATTCTAAGAGGCTTCTCGTTAACTGAACTTGTAGATCCAA